GGGGGGGGGCATCATGATCGTTGTTCGAAATGTCGGCCTATGCAACGTCAGGATCAATCTCGACACCAATCGCCGATTCTTGATTCCTGTCGGCGGTGCTGAAAGTGTCGAGTTGCCCGACGATGTGAAGAACTTGTCTTTCTTTAAGGATCGACTGGATGATGGCTCTTTGGTCATCGAGCGCGATGAGCCGGATCAAAAGGAGCCTGAAAAGAAGCGCGGCCGACCTGCAAAGGAAAAGCCTGCCGACCCCGAAGCGGACGAGTCCGTTCCGGATGAGGCAAAAGCGTAAGGCATAGCCCGAAGCCCTCCGAATTTTCGGGGGGCTTTTTTTAATGGAGGAAAAAATGGACGAAGCTCAAACCCTGCCTGTGCGACACGATTTGTCTGCGGCGGTTGGCGAGAAATGCGAGTTTTGCGTAGAGATCGATGGGGATATTGACCTCGATTTCGCGGTTGCGCACTACACTGTCAAAAAGGACTCATCTGACGGTGACGTCGTGAAGTCCGGGTGTCTGAATTTTGCTGACCGAAAGGCATTTTTCGAGTTGTCGAGCGCGGAAACGAAGACAATGGGAGAGGGACTTTTCTACTATGATCTGTGGCTGAAGGACGGCGACGACATGATTCGACCTGTCGTCTACGGACAAATCAATCTGGTTAAGCTCCCGACTGAAGGAGGGTGCAGATGAGCTGTACAACTATCAAAGTGACGGTCGTCGGTAGCCCGTCTGGCGTGCTTTCGATCATGAAAGCCGCAAGTCAAGCCGTGAAGGACGCAGAGAGCGCGCGTGACGAGTCTTTCTTGTCGAGAGACGCGGCAAAAACGAGCGCCAGCGAGTCCTCAGACAGTGCGAGAAAAGCGCAGGCCTCGGCGAGCGACTCTGCACAATCCGCTTTGAAGGCCAAAGAGTCCGAGGGCACCGCGCAAGGCTTTGCCGATGACGCGCAGACGTCGATGGTTGGCGCGAAAGGCGCGATGGCGCAGGCAAAGGTGTACCGAGATCAAGCCAAGCAGTTCGCAGGTCAGCGTCTGCCCGTAGACGTGAAGCATGACGGGAAGACGGTTGGCGTCGGCTTGCTGGCTATCGATTTTGTCGGCTCTGGCGTGGACGTGGTTTCCACGGGTGAACAGCAATACAAAGTCACCATCACCGACACGGGCTCTCTGGTCACGTGGGCAAGCCTTTCGGGCAAGCCGTCGACTTTTCCCCCAGCAACGCATCAGCACACGATTGCGCAGGTAACGGGACTGCAAACTGCACTGGATGGCAAACAGCCTAAAGGTAGCTACGCCACGACGGCACAGCTTGGCGCAAAGCTGGACGCGGCGACCTATACCGCCGAGAAAGCGAAATTCGCACGAACTGATCAGCCAAATGCCTTCGCCCAAAAGGTGACGCTGAGCGTCGATGGCGTGGACGACACGGATGCCGCAAACGTCAAGACCGTCAAAGCCCTGATTGCCGCACAGGCCGCAAAGCAGACGACCGCCGACGAAAAATTGCGCGCCCGCGTGCTCAGCCTAGAAGACGAATCCGCCGCAAAGCTGAACATCACCGCCAACGATGCCGACAAGACAATCACAGTTAGTCTGATCGAGGGCGGTAAGACAGTTTCAAGCGGGACGGTGGACATCAGCGGCATGTTTACGACTCCGAGCCAGCCCGCGCCTGTCAGCCACCCTGTGTATTTTGGCTTCTCGGTTTCCGGAGCACCCGACGAATCGGATATCAAGGCCGCGGCAACGAAGAGCGTCACGAAGATCGACGGTCAGGCGCTTGATTTTGTGCGCACAGGCAAGACGCCCGCCTATCTTTTCGCGTGGATTCCAGACGCTCTCGGAACCGTGAGCGGCTTTTCCTCGGGCGGCCTCCTCGACGTCTGGCAGTCGTCTGCCGTGACTGTCGATGGCGTAGCTGGAAAACTGTTTGTATCTGATAATCAAACGGCCACATCAAACATCGTTTTGGAGGTGAAGTCATGACCATCAGAATCACATCTCAGATCGTGAAAGCGGATCCGAAAGACACCTACTCGATCGTGGATTTGGACGACGTCAAAGGCGCGGACACTTTGAAGCAGGACGTTAAAGCGGCGACCAAAACCGCTGAGGATGCCGCGGCTGAAGCGGGAAACGCTTCGAAAGCACTTGCGCAGGTGACCGAAGGGTTGCGCGTGATGCAAAGCAACTTGGATCTCAAGCCTGATGGTATTCACATCGAAGACAGGCACGGGAACTCCTTTGACGATGTTACGGCTTTGAACTTCGGATCGGAAAACGTCACGATTCCAGACGTTCAGCAAGCTAACGCAAACATCGTCATTGACAATCTGGTCACGGTTTCAAACGGCCAAGAGCCTTCCTCCGTTTCGATGACAGGTAAGGTTTTGGAGTTTCCCGATGCCACGCTGATGATGCGCGACCCGCAGGGGGCGAAGGTAATCGTCGTCTCCCAAAAGACGCAAGACGACCAAAAAACCCCTATCATCATCGACAACCTCACAGCTGATTTCTCTATCGCGGGCGTGAAAAAGATCGAACTGCCGACGACGGAAATTTTGGCAAAAGGCGGCGGCGTCTATGCGCTCACGCCATACGTCACAGTCGGTCAGCAGGAAGGCGGCACGGACGACGTACTGGCCAGAAGAATTACGGCGCAACGCCCTTTGCAAGTTCAAAAGCAATCCGGAGGCACGGCAGTCGTCGGCATCGATCCTGCTTTTTTGGAAAAGGAGCACGTCAGCTATTACGCATACTTGGATCAGGGAGAAGAAATCGCACCCAAGCGGAAATCCATCGGTGATGCTTCTTTGTGGTTCGACGACAGCGCGGTTCGAGCGGGGGCATTCATTGAGATTGATCGAGATCAAAAGCTTATCGGCATTCAGGAAACCGACAGCAAAGACCCGAACTTAACAGGCGGCTCGTCTTTTCTTGTCATTTTCCGCGTCGCAATGCGCGGCACGGCACCAGAAGACGGTGCGGTAAAAATCTACCTCGAAGAGTTTGACCAATTGCGCCGCCCGGTAGGGATATTGGAGGACGAAAACGGGAAGCCGTGCGGTGTTGAGCGTGTATACAAGTCAGGCGAGGAATTGGGCGTTTTGGAAGTCGTCCGAGTCGTGAAGGCGAAGGCCATAACGTACATCGGCTTCCGCGTCTCGAATCCTTTTGCGGACCCGATTTTTATCGGCGATCGCACAGAGGGCAATTCTTGCATTGTCGTTCAGGAAATCAGCTCTCAGCAACGGACGGGGTTGGGATTTTTGCAGTTCGAAAACGACACTGCGCAGAATATCCCGTTTACGAGGCATTATCTCGGTGCCGCTCATGCAACGATTGCCGCGCTTGTCTCCAAAGATATTCCAACCCAAGAAGGAAATGCTGGAGAGTCTTATACGCTGGCGGACGGATGGGGTGCGAGCAACAGAACGAAGCTAAAGATTGGCGTTTCTGGCGGCGCAATCGTGGTGTCTTCCGTTAGCTCTGAAATGGCAGACTTCACGATCCACAAAATCTTCAGTGCAGAAGATTCCGTCCTCATGCGCGGCAAGCAGGAGCGCGTCACGGTCACGACCGAAAACAGGGACGGCGCGTTTATCCTTTTGGGGATGGTGTGGACAGGCAGGCCTGACGAAGCAACGACTGAAATTCTTGTGAATCGAAACAACGACTCGCCGATTTTTGCTCCGAATTGGGCGGAATTTGATCGAGCGTTCATTGGCGAAAACGCTCTTACAGATTCGACGGTATCGCACGTTTTCACGGTTCCCGCAAACGCAAATCAGTATGCCTACGTTCTGATCCCGAATTCAGAGCACAGCCCGATAAATCTGAAAGTGAAACAGTTTGTCTGCGATGTTGTGAATCCTTTTGAATCGCATATCGTGCATCGTCCGAAGCTGATCGAAACCATGATGCGAAAGGAGGATGAGTTTTGGGAATTCGCTCAAGATAATCAGGGGTATTTTTCTTTAAGATACACCGTCAACGCGGATTGGATTCCCTGCCCCATTGGATTGCTGAAAAAGGGATCAAGCTTGCTAAAGCTGGATGCATCTAAAATGATCATCGCTGGCTCCGCTGCAAAGGGTGGAGAGGGTGCGATCATTTTCCCTAATGCCGGCAAAGTTACGATGTCCGTATCTTTCTTAGTTTTGAACGAGCAGCGCACCGACTCGGAATTTAGCGCGCGTCTTGTCAAGGTTGCCGACAACGGAGCGGTGACCCCGATCGCAGGCGGTGATTTGCGTGTGAAGATTGCGGCAGGTTCTAAGGGCTCGATCGTGAACCTTAAGGCGGACACGTTCGACGTTTCGGATGGTGACTGCGTTGGCATTCAAATCAAGAGCGACAAGGTAGACGGGTGCTTCATTGAAAGCACGACACCGTCACAACCGCTGGCTTTGACGACAATCGAATATGTGAGAATTGTGTAAAGGGGGTTTTATGAAAATCACGGAGGAAGTGATTACGGATTTTCGACGCTTCCTCCCCGCTTTTTCGGATTCATCGAAGTGGGGAGCGGACGCCATCATTCTTCAGCTCGTTGAAGCGGACGCAATGACCGGCGGGAGCTGCTGGGGAGCTTTTGATATTGATGAGGATCGAAATCTGAAAAAGCGGGGAATGTACTACCTGGCCGCGCATTATCTGGTTTCATTCTGGGGAGACTTTGGCGCGTCTGACCCGTCTAAGATCAAGCCTGATGCTCGTTTGAATGTTTCAAGCAAACAGGTCGGCGACATGAGCGTGACGTATCGAATTTCGGAGATGGAGCCGACAGTGACCGATTTTCTTTCGACTACTTTGTACGGCACCAAATACCTCGAACTTCGAAAGATTGCATGTTGCAATATCGTGGCGGTATGACATGGGCGTGACTCTGAAAGTGACCGGCATTGAGCGTGCGGTCAGAGACATCAAGAAGGCATTGGACGCCTACAAGGGAGGCAGGATTTATGCCACCATTGGCGTGCACAGTGATGCAAAGCCTGAAGAAAACGGAGAAAGCACAGCCGTTGTTGCGGCGGCAAACCATTACGGTACAGGCAAGATTCCTGCTCGTCCGTTTTTGGACAAGGGGGTTGAGCGGGAGCGCGAGGCTATTGCGACAGACGTTGCAAAAGCGCTAGCGGCCGGCAAGCGTCCGGAAGAGGCTATCGCACGAGCGGCATTACTGGCTGTTCGCGGCGTGCAGAAACAAATTGATGAAACGCTTTCCCCTCCGAATTCTCCAAGAACGATAGCAATAAAGGGTTCTTCACACCCCTTGATCGACACCGGAAACATGCGACAGTCAATTGCCTACAAACTTTATGACAAGAGGTAAAAATAATGAGCGTTTTTGAAATGAACGGCGAAATCGACAATGATTTCACCACAACGCAAGTTGTTCACATCAAAGAAGGCGGCGAGTATGTCGACGGGGTTTTTGTTTCTCGTGAAGCAGGCAGGGAAACGTTTTCGGCATGTATTCAACCTTTGAGCAACCGTGAACTTGCATTTCTCGAAAACGGTGGTGAGAGAATTTCGGATGCTCGAAAGCTGTACATAACGCAGCCAATCATCGGAATCGACTTGCGTAGCAGATTCGAGTTTTTCGGACAGGTGTGGAAGGTTTTCGAGTTTGACTCTCGGCCGGAAAACACCTATTACAAGATCATTGTTGCGAGGGTGGACGACTGATGAGCACTGAAATTTTCGGAGCAGTCAAGAAAGTCATTGAGCGGATTGTCGGGGTTCCTGCTTTCTCGGCAAACCAAAACGACATCGCTCCGCGCGGCGCTTATGCAACGATTTTGGTGATGCAAAGTGCCGTTGCGACTTCGCGCGGAGCGGTGCGTCAAAAGATTATCAACGACGGAAACGACGCGATTGTCACGGCTCGATATCCAGTGACATGGACGGTCACAATCAACTTCTGGCGCGGGAAGGCGATTGAGAATGCAGCGCGGATGCTCAACATCTTTTATCTTCCCGCGACTTCGGATGAGCTTTTTGCAAAAGGCATCGGCCTTGTGAATTGCTCAAACGTACAAAACCTCACGACGTTGCAGTCAAAGAGTTTCGAAGAGCGCGCCGTCATCACTTTGACGCTGACGACGTTCGAGGAAATTTCGGAACAGGTCGGCGTGATTCGCAAATTTAGCATTTCTGTTGGAAACGAAGACGGTAAAGAGCTTGCCAAAGACCCGACAGACGAAACGGTTTAAAATTCGAATAGCCATTTTTAAGGAGCTTCAAAAAAATGTCTTATCCTGCATCGAAAGTCATTCGGGTCAACACTCGAATCTCTCCGCAGGGACTGAGCACGGCGAACTTCGGTTCTGCAGTGCTGATTGTCTCGAAAACCGACGCGACCAGCCTCTCGAAAGATACCTTCAAGACGTATTCCGACGTTCAGGGTGTGGCGGCCGACTTTGCTGAAACCACCGAGTCTTACAAGGCCGCGAGCGCTTGGCTTGGTGGAACCCCTGCCATTTCCAGCCTCATGATCTGGGTGCGCGATCCTGATGACGCATCTTGGGCTGACACGCTCAACAAGATTCGCAACAAGGTTTGGTGGTACTGGACGTTTGTCACGTCTGCAACTTATGAGCAGGCAGAAGACGTCAAGCAGATTGCCGCATGGTGCGAAACCAACGCGTCGATGTTCGTCAACTGTCAGACTGGTGCCGCCGCTACGTCGATTCGTGACGAGCTGGAAGATTCGGATATCGCTTCCGCCTTGACGAAGTTGGGCTATCGCCATTGCTTCACTGCGGCGCACGCAACGGACTCCTATTCGGGCATCTATCTCGCAAAGCATTTCGCACGAGTCAATTACTCGGCAGACAAATCGACGATTACGGGCGAATACAAAAAGTCGCCCGGCCTTGCCGCTGAAACGCTCGAAGCGACTGCATACGCGGCGATGGCAAAGGACACCAAGAAGGTGACCTTCTACAGCGTCGTTGATTTGCAAGGCTCGAACGACACGGGGCGCTGGCTGAATACGTGGACGCACTCGACTTACGGCGAGTGGATCGACGACGTGGTAAACCTCGACGCCTTCATCAACGCGATTCAGGTAGGCATTTACAACATGATCGCCAACCAACCGACGAAGCTGTTGCAGACGACGACGGGGCAAGCGATGGTGATTGCTGCTGCCCGCGCTGTTTGCGAGCAGTACATTTCGAACGGGTTCCTCGGTGAACGCAATTACACCGACCCGGATGATGCACAGGAAAAGTACACTCGCGGCTTTGAAATCTTGACGCGTCCTGAAGACATTTTGAACCTGAGCACGTCCGACCGAGCTAATCGCAAGTGCGCTCCCGTTCGCATTCGTGTTTTCCGCGCAGGCGCAATCCACACTGCCGACATCGACATCGATGTTTACTGATAGAGGTTAAAGATGGCTGTTACAAAGGCTTTTACTGTTTCCAACACGGTCGTCACGGTTAACGGTCGGCAAATCACTGACTGGGGTGCTGACGGCTCTGGGATTTCTGAGGAAGCGATCAATCCGAAGCGTCGGTTGCTTCAGGGTCAGGGCGGTAATGCTTTGATCCTTGAACGAATCGCCCCCGGTCGTCGCGTGACGATCAAGGTGCGCTCTGGTTCTGCCGACTCCGCTTTCCTGCATGGTTTGTATGCGTCTGGTGCAATCATCACCTATACGCGATCTCAGGTTGGTGCGCTTGAAACCGCAGTCGGCACCGAAGGCATCATTTTGAGTGAAGAAGCTGTTTCTCGCGTCAATGTCGACAGCATTTCGGACGACACTTTCGTGATGGAATTCAATCTGTGGGATTCCATCAAGGGAGGTGAGTCGTAATGCAGACTCGCGTTTTTGAAATCGGAGAAAAGCGCTACGATGTGGCGATGGCGTCTGCCGTCAAGCAGGATGAGCTTTTAAGCATTCTTTCTCGCCATATGGTGATTGCTTCGAGCGTCGCCAAGCAGCAGGGAACTGAGTTGAATGAAAACTCTGTTCTTATCGCTGTTATGGCGTTTCCGGTCGACATCAAGAAAAAGATTGTCGACATTGTGACGGAAATGGCAATCGAGGTCGGAACCACGAATCGGGTGAGCGTGAAGGATTTCGCGGGCAAGATGGTCGAGTGGAATCTTTTTATCGCAAGACTCATCATGTGGAACCTTGCCGATTTTTTCGAGCTGTTAGCTTCCGCCGCCCTAGAAAAGTCGTTGCGCGAGAAGCAGGGCTAAAAAGTGCGGTCAATTGGTATTTGATGCAACCTTGCATCGGATTGCCAAGGTTTGGCGTTCCGCCTTTTTGCACATGGAAGGAGCTAAACGACGGCACGTATTCGCTTGCTGATGTTGAACTTTTTCATCAGACAATGATGGAAATCGAAGACATTGCTAATGCGAAATGAATAAATGCCCATGCCTAGCGGTGTGGGCATTTTCTTTGATGGTGAAAGATGAACATTGCTGATTTTGTTGTCGGCCTTGGGTTTGATACGTCTGACTTTGAAAAGGGCTCTCGCAAGGTTTCGACAGATTTGACAGGCTTGCGCTCGGACATTTTGCAGGTCGGCGCAACGCTTGCCGGGGCGTTTGGGGGTAAGGCGCTCACAATCGACTTTGCGAATACTAACGACAAGTTGCGGCAGGTCGCAGAAGGTCTAGGGATCACGACGAGCGCGCTTTACGGTATGAATGAAGCGGCCAAGTCGTTCGGTGCGCGTGAAGGCGAAATGGCCTCTCTTTTGAGCACGCTCACGAGCATGAAGACTAGATTTAATGAACTTGGCGAGCTTGGCGCGTTCGAAGAACTCGCGAAACTTGGGGTAGACATCGACCGACTGACTGGTGCAAAAGACAGTGTTAGCGCAATGCTCGCGTTGTCCGACGAGTTGGCTAAGTTGTCAACGTCGAGGAGATTTGAAGCTGCATCGGTTCTCGGCATCAGTATGCAGACGCTTGACCTGCTTTCGAACGGTAGCAAGTCTGTGAGAGATCTGTCTAAAGCCTACCAAGATGCCAGGCCGCACACAGAGGCAATGGCGGACGTTTCTCGCAGCCTGATTGCCCAGTGGAATGAGCTGACCGAGCGAGTCGGCGGTCGTGCAGACCGTTTGTCCACGCCGTTGGTCGCGGCACTGGCAGACATCACAGGCGGGATGAACGACTGGCTTGAAGCCAATCAAGCGCTGATCGATCAAAACATTGACGCGGTCATCAAGGCGATTTCCGATAACTTCAACATCCTCGCTCCTGTCGCTGTTGCGGTGGCAGGCAGCGGACTTGCATCGACGTTCGCAGGTCTGGCAAAGAGCGTGCCGATTGTCGGCGGTGCAATGGCCACCGTGGCCGCGTCGCTTGGCAAGGTCGCTGGTTTGGCAGGGGCTATCGGCCTAGCCGCCGAACTGTGGGACTGGGATGCTAAAAAGCTCGAAGAAAAAACAGGAATCAAGTTGCCAGACTGGGTTTTCAAGCCTATCGGAGAGTTGATCGACGACATGGGGACTACTGTCGATGAGCGCGGGAACAACGCTTACGAACCTATCGATGAGCGCAGGAACAACGCTTACGAACAAATGAGGAATACTGGCATTTCAAGCAAGGGCACGACGGTTGTTCAAAGGGAGGTCAACGGACGAATCGAGAACAACATCTATATCGACGGCAAACTTGTGACGAAACAGGTTGTCGACAATCTGAACTTCGCACTTGAAGAAAGCGAATCAAACGCAACATCAACGGAGGAAAGGTGAGATGAGTCTATTGACGCTTTTGACGCGCGAGCCTCCGCAAATTTGCGGATATACGTTTGACGCCGTGCTCGAAGACGAGCTTGAATTTGGGGTCGAGATTCCGACATATCCCGTTGAAAACGGAGCGGAGATTTCCGATCATCGAATCATCTTGCCTGCCAAGTATCGCATCATCATCATGATGACGAACACGCCGCTTTCGCAAAGCCTGCTTGGATTTGCTGGGTCGATGGTGGGCGGCTTGGTGTCGAATTTGACGGACAATCCTGTCATCGCAGCAGTTGCCGGTATGAGTGCAGGCTTTCTTGCGTCGTCCAGTGGCACACGTTCGTCAACCGCACTGGAGCAACTTATCGGCATCATGGAGTACGGCAAGCCTTTTGACGTGCAGTGCGGCGACATCACGCTAAAGAACATGGTCATAACCAAGATCACGCGCCGCAAGACTCCTGAAAATGAACGCGGGCTTGAGGCTGTGCTTGAATTGCAGGAGTATGTGTCTTTGGATCGAATCACGCAGGAAGGCGCGCCGAAGCACACGCAGATGCGTCCTGATAGCGTCGAGGCAGCTTCGTGCTCTTCGGTTGTGAGCAAAGGCGTTGCAAGCGTGAAAGAATTGGGCGCAAGTGCGGTTGACAAAGTGAAGGGGCTTTTCTGATGGTTGAAATTCCTTTGGTCGGTGGTGCGGGAAATACGCATCAGACTTTTTCTGCAATTCTCGGCGGCGTAGAGTTGTCTTTTAAATTGGATTATCTTGCATACTTTGAAAGTCCGGCTTGGAATATGACTTTGGGCAAGGGAAATGAGGTTCTTGTCGAAGGGCTTTTGCTCAAGTGTGGGTGCGACATGCTTGCACCATATCAGTTCGGATTGGGCGCGTTGGTTTTGGCTGGAAACGATCCAACGATGAATAATTTGGGCGTGGAAAACACGCTTTACTGGTTGAGCGAAGATGAGAAAGTTCAGCTTAAGGATTGACGGAAAGGACTTTATCGTCCACAACGAATACCGGCAATTTCGTGTGACGTTCTTCTCAAGAATGCGCTATACGGATCGTTTGTCGTTTCTTGATCTTGCGATTTACAACTTATCCAGAGACACCGCAATCGACCAAGGAGCAGAGATTGAATTTTTGGCTGGATATGAAGAGGAGTTCGGTCGAATTTTCAAGGGAAAAATTGTCACGGTTTTGAAGGAACGCGACGGCGCAAACATCGTTACTCGACTACTTTGCCGTTCAGGGGCTTCGGATGCAAGACCGTCCATCGATGTGTCGCTTGGCGCAGGCGCGACGGCTGTGCAGGCTTTGCAGGCTTGCGCTACTGCATGGGGGCTTGCGCTGAGCATAGATGAGCAGCAATTCAAAGATGCGCCAGTTTTTACGCGAGGATACTCGCTAAACGGAGACATTCCAAAGGTCTTAAATGCCTTGGCTTCGCAAATCGGTTTTCAGTGGTTGTCTACATCAGACACGCTGTACGTCGACAGGAACGACAAGCCAACCGCAGGCGATCCGCGAGAAGTGTCGTTGTTTACTGGCATGATCGGTGTTCCCGAGGCCGAGGGCGATGTTAAGGGTATTTTCGTTCGAGTCACGATGCGGCTTTCTCCTCGCATGCGCATCCGAACAAACATTGAGCTGAAAAGCGAGTATGCCTCTTACTCGACTGGAAACTTCTACATCGTTCCTCCCGAAAACGGTGGGAAAATGTCAGGCGTCTACAAGGTTGTTGAGGTTTTGCATCGTGGCGATTCGCTTGGAGACAAGTGGGAAACTGAAATCAGAGGTCAAAAGTAATCATGGCAAGCAACTCTCAATCGACAGAGGTTAGATTTCAGGCTTTCTTTGACGCTATGTTTCATCAGGCGATGAAGAAGGTCTATACCGCAATCCCTGCGCACGTCATTGCTTTTGATGCAGCGCGGCAGGTTGCGCAAATTCAAATCGGCATCTTGCGTGTTGACGTGAACGGCGAAAGCCACGCGCCGCCGCCTATCATTGAGTGCCCTGTGCTTTTTCTGGGCGACGGATTCACGGTCGAGTTTCAGATCGACGCAGGGTGCGAGGGGCTTGCAGTCTTCTCGCAACGCTGCCTTGACGGATGGTTTCAAACGGGTGGCGTGGCCGCAAATCCTCTCGCTCGGTTTCACGATATGAGTGACTGCCTTTTCATCCCTGGCTTCCGCCCGATGCCGAAAGTCATCACTGACTTTCAAAACAACGGGATTAGGATCCGAAGCAGGAGCGGGAATCAATTTGCATGGCTGAAAAACGACGGATCAATCGCCATTGAAAACGGATCAGGTCACATTCGAATGAGCGCAGATGGCACAGTCACGATCAACGGCGTGACGATTGACACTAGCGGAAATGTGAGCACGTCTGCGACTGTGACAGCATCCACTGACGTCAATGGCGGCGGCATCAGTCTTAAGATCCACACGCACGGAAATGTAGAAAATGGGGGTGGGCAAACAGGCACACCCACGTAGGCACTATAATTAAGTGGTGTTACGCGAGGTGCATATGTACAAATTGAAAAACGATTTGACCGGACAAAGGTTCGGTCGCTTACTTGTTATCAAAAGAGCTGTCAACAAAAACGGTCGAGTTCAATACTCGTGTATATGTGATTGTGGAACTAAGTTTGAAACGTTAGCTCAACATCTTGTATCCGGGGCAACAAAATCTTGCGGGTGTCTCAATCGAAAACTTGCGTCCGAAAGAATGAAGGCTATGAATCACGTCCCGTACAACACTCAAACACGCCCGTATGAAACGTGGTCAAACATGAAAAATAGGGTGCGTCCGTCCAACAGTAATCACAAAAGGTATTTCGACCGTGGAATTACCGTTTGCGACGAATGGCAGAAGTTTGAACCTTTTATGAATTGGGCATTAAAAAACGGGTACTCAGATGATTTAACTATAGATCGAATCGATAACGATAAGGGGTATTGCCCAGAAAACTGTCGTTTTGTGGACAGGGTCGTTCAGTGCAACAACAAGGGAAATAATCACATTGTTGATTTTAGAGGTGAGAAACTAACAATCGCCGAATTGTCAAGAAGATACGACCTTAGCTATGGATTGATAAAACACAGAATTTATCGAGGAATCAGTGGCGAGGATCTAATTAAGCGACCTAGGAAAAATGAGCGTTTTGTAACGGTTTTCGGAAAAAGGGTTAGGCTTTTTGAAGCATCAAGGATAACGGGGCTATCCATAGGCGCAATAATCAACAGGGACAAAAAGGGAATCCCGTTAGAGCTTCCTGCAGATGAAAAAGCAAGGCAAAGACGAACGAGTAAAAATAAACCGACAAAATCATGAGGCTAAAAATGAGGGTCAGGAAACTGGATGAAAACGGAGACATTGTGACGCGAGGTGAGCAATGGAAGTACGACAAGGAAGCCGTTGCGCAGAACGTTTCAACGCGACTCAAACTCTTTTTGGGCGAATATTTCCGAGACAATACCGAAGGCGTCCCTTGGTTCAACAAGGAGGACGGATCAGAAGGAATTCTCGGCAAGGGCTACAGTCTTGCCCAAGCGGAGGCGATTTTGCGTAACAGGATCATGAGAACGGATGGGGTTTTAAAATTGCTATCGTTCAAGATTGATTTTGACGAAACAACGAGAAAAATCAGCATCAGCTCGTTTGTTTTCACAACATACGGAACGGAGGAACTTCTGTGGGTCAGCTAACCAAAAAGGGTTTTCAAATCAAAACCCAAAACGAATACTTTGAGGAAGAAAAGGCGCTGTACAAGGGGATCGATCCGCTGTGGAATCTCGACCCTTCAACGCCTGACGGCCTGAAAATTGCGCACGACGCAGAGGTTTTCACCGCGCTGGATGAGCAGTTGAAGCAGGCTTATGATGCGCGCGACCCGAACAAGGCCAGCGGCACTGATTTGGACGTGCTGCGAGCCTTGACGGGTGCCAAGCGCTCACTCGGCACGCCTTCAACGGTCGAGCTGAAGTTGACAGGTGTTGCGGGTACGCGCATTCGCCAAGGCGCAAAGGTGCGGGACGGTCTGGGCAACGTATTTTTGATTGATGAAGACGTTACGATTGGTCTTGACGGAACCGCAACCGTCAACGCCCACAACTCGGTCAACGGCGCTGTCGTTGTGTCGGCCAACACCTTGACGAACATTGTCGAAACGGTCGGCGGGTGGCAAACGGTTACGAATCCGCTGCCGTCGGTCGCTGGCACTGATCGAGATTCAGACGCCGTTTTCCGCATCAAGTCTGCGAAGGCAGTCGGCCGGGCTGGTCAAAATCAGAAAGATTCTCTGTACGGAGAGCTGTTTGAAACGGCAGGCGTCCGCAAAGTTGCAATCTACGAGAACAGAACGGGATCGGCGAGTGTTGATCCCGTAAAAAACCCTCACGCTTTACCTGCGCATTCTTTGGCTATTGTTGTGGATGGCGGCACGGATCAAGATGTTGCCGAGGCAATTTATCGCAAAATTTCTGTTGGCGTGAATCTCTATGCAAAAGCGAACGAAGTTCAAAAAACAGTCTATTCGAAACTGTTCCCTACGTCCTATGATGTGATTGTCTTCGCGCGACCCGTTGATGTAGCGGTCAAAATTGAAGTCAAGATCGCTGATCCGCAGCGTGTCTTGCCCGCCGACTCCGACGTTGAAAATTTAGTGAAAAATGCATTCATTGACTACTATGAAGGCGATCTTTTGCCGAGCGGAATTGGGTTTTTGACGACCGGCTTTTCGATCGGCGAGAGCGTCCCGTATTCGCGCCTTTTCACGCCTGTCAACAAAGTGCTTGGAGACTACCCCGGCACCTACGTCAAAGAGTTGAAGGTTAACGACGGCGTGGAAAATGTGGCGGTTGCTTTCAATGAACTCGCGCGTTTCACTAAAAATCAAATCACTGTGACGGTGGGAAAATGAGTGAGCTTCTGAATCTGCCCAACAGAATTTATGCCCAGTACGCCGACAAGCCGAAATTCGTTGAGTGGATGAACATCACTCGCAAGATCGGCCTTGAGCTGAAAGAAGGCGCGGAACAGGTCAGGAAGTGCTTTGACATCGACACGGCAAAGGGCGACGCGCTTGAGGTGATTGGGCGCATCGTTGTCGTCGATCGAATCAAAGACGAGCGCTTGATGAATTCGGGCGTTTTTTCCGATCCGGACGGGACAAACTTCAACAATCCGGTCAAGACGTTTGCTGAGTGGTCAACATTCACAAACGCAGTCCTGTCTGATGAAATGTTGAGGTTTGCGATCAAAGCCAAAATCATCAAGAACACCGCAAACCCGACGTCGGACGAATTGCTTTCTGCGGTATCGTCGCTGTTTCCGAGTGCGAATGTGTTCAGGCTACTCAATCATCACGACATGAGTTTTTCCGTTGAGTGCACTGGAAAACTCACCGATCTTGAACGGTGGCTGATTGATTTGCATGAATTTATCCCAACCCCCCAAGGGGTAGAATTGAGGGGGTTCATTCGATCTTTTGGAATCATTGAATTTTTGTCGAATGATGAAAACTCAACTTTTGGCGACGAAGAACTGGAGTTCTTGGAATGACTTTTAAACTCAACGAGCGCTATCCAAACAGGGTCAACGCTCCATCAGACGATTACCCAAGAGGTTCGTTTAAAAACAGGTCCTCTCCGAACTCGGACGACGGAACGTACTTGGAGGAGGACTGGAAGAACGACGAGCGCGCCTTCCCCGAGGCGATTCTAAAAAATGCGGGCGTCGTACCAAATGGCAACGTCGACACTGCCAATAATTCTCAGGTGTATGACGCGCTAATCAGCATTGTCAGCAAGATGATTGCCACGGGCGCGGCCTCGCTTTACGGAAAGGCAACGGGGAGTTCTGATGCTTTGGCGGTGACGCTGAATCGCTCGATCACGTTGACTGATGGCGTGATTATCTATGTTCGCGCTCTGTATGCGAACGCGACATCATCTCCCACGATCAATGTCAACGATCTTGGCGATCGGGCAATTGTCAAAGGCAATAATCTGCCACTTTCGATAAATGATATTGCTGGTTCGGGATTCATCATGCACCTCGCTTTTGACGTGAATTTCAGCCGTTGGATTTTGCTAAATCCCGCGACGGGCGTCATCGCCCCCGAGCCAATTCCCGTTGGCACATTAGCTTACATGGCGCGCACGGGCGATATCGCAGGCTGGCTTTTCGTTGATGGCCGAGAGCACCAGCGGTCGCAATACCGTCGTTTCATCCAAGCGTGCCCGCAATTCATCATGAACGGCAGCGCTTCCGAGACGTTCAAGCTGATCGACTTGCGCGGTTACTTCCTGAGAACCCTCGACAGTGGAAAGGGAGTTGATGTTGGCCGTGTTTTTGGATCGATTCAGGCTGACGAAATAAAAGCTCACGATCATGAAATTTGGGCTTCTCGGTGGGAAACTGGTGGCGGAAGTGGAGGTATGGGCTCGGCCGCTCAGGAGCGACTGTGGAGTCGTACAAAAGCAACTGGCGGGAGAGAAACACGACCGAAAAACTACGCATTTCCTCTTTACGTGAAGGTATAAAAAAATGGCAGTTAAGCTCAACGAACTCGAAGCGACAGGAACCCGGTGGAATGCTCCATCGGAGGATTATCCGCAAGGCTCGTTCATCAACGGCACGGGTCAAGGAAAACGAGACGGCTCATACGCTAAGGCAGAATGGGCGAACGATCTTTTTGGTGCTCATGCAGCAATCCTCAAAAACGGCGGAGAGACGCCGAACGGAAAAGTTGAAACTGCGAACAATTCGCAGGTTTTCAATGCGCTCAAAAAGATCATCAAGACCGACATTGACACGCTTGGTGGCGATCCGTCGGCAGTTGCGTCCGGAACTGTCAACGCGATCACCGCGACATTCACCAAGCCCGTTTTGCTTGAGGGTGGAAAGCAGGTAAAGGTTCGCGCGCTCGGTGCAAACACTTCGGCAACCGTGACCTTTAACCCGAACAACCTCGGCGCGAAGCCTATTGTCAAAGGTGACGGCAGTGCCTTGGCGGTGGGTGACATTGCCTGTGCTGGCTTTTGGATGACGCTTATCTACGATGCAACCTTGCAGAAGTGGATTCTTCAGAATCCCGCTACAGGGGTGACGCTCGTTTTGCCAGAAGCATCGACCTCCACTAAAGGCATCATTCAAATCGCATCGTCGGCAGAGATCGAAAATGGAACTGACGTTCCAAAGGCCATTACTCCGAAGCAGTTCAAAGAAGCGACGAAAGACCTTGGTGGTGGTCTTCCGCTTGGGCATTTGTTTGCTTGGCCTTTCCAAACTCCGCCCGATGGTTGCATCCAATGCAACGGATCGACATATAGCCGAGTTCTGTATAAGGACTTTTGGAACTACATCAGCTCTAAGGGCTGGGTGAAGACTGAAGGCGAATGGAATAGTATTGCATCTGCCGACGGCGGCTATTGCCCGTACTACTCGACGGGTGACGGTTCGACCACTTTCCGAACGCCGAAGTTCGCGCCGTTCATGCAGGTCGCTATCGCCAGCGCAAACGTCGGCACGTATTATCGGGCGGGGTTGCCAAACATCAAAGGGGATCTGCCAGCTGGGGAACGCAGCGACATAAAAATCCCAATTTCTGGCGCATTTTACCTAGACGGAACTAACACTAACGGTGGGCTGTCGAGCGACAACGATAACCTGTTGGCTCGTTTCGACGCATCCAGATCAAGCCCAATTTACGGCCGCTCCAGCACGGTTCAACCCGAGTCCCACGAGTGGATGATTTGCGTTGTGGTTATGGGTATGGCAACAAACATCGGTAGTGCAGATGTTGCAGATGTGATGCAGACTGTTGCTCAGGTGCAGAATCAGGTTAATGCGACTGTAAAAACCATCAACAACCAAAGGCCCAACTCGTCGGGAAATATATCAATTAGCACAGCTATAGGATTTCCTAGTTATACGTCTTATGTAACTATTGCTCCGGGGGATTACACCCCATCAGATAACGGGTGGATTCGCATGGACTTAGCAGTGGATGATGACTATCAATCTATTTCATGTACCCATAAAGCTAGCGGTTGGCAGATTCTTTATTATCAACAAGCGCGATACCCTGGAGATGGCGTTTTTATGTGCCCTGTTTGCAAAAACGAAACATACACACTTTCAGGTAAACAAGGGAAAATTTGGTTTCATAGATGTAGAGGATAAGAATGGAAGAAAAATTATATTATAAAGTTATCGATGACCAGACGAAAGAAGTGCTCGTTGCCTTTGGTACTGACGTTGAGTGGTTTAAATCATTAGGCTATGTAGATCACGGTAACGTAGAGCAAAGCGCAGATGGGCGGTATTACGTCGCGGGCTATGCGCCAGAGATTCCGGCAGAAGAGTTGGAGGCGCGGCGTCTCGCAGAAGCAAAGCGAATTCGAGCAGAGCAAGTCAGCACAATCATCGTCGAGGTCGACGGAATGATTTTCGACGGCGACGAGAAAGCACAGAGTCGGATGGCTCGTGCAATCCAAGCCGCAGAGATCACGGGCGCGGAATCGACGGATTGGGTACTTGCTGACAATTCTGTGGCGACGGTAACCGTCGCGCAGATGAAGCAGGCGCTCGTCAAGGCGATGACCGTGATGGGCGAACTGTGGACGAAGCCATACGCGGCTTGACGCTGTCAGCTTCCGTCGAAGATGTGAGGAACAAAAATGATGTACGCCGTTTAGGCACTGAAGATCATTCCCGCGCTTATCGTCGAGCTTGTCGGGAAGCTTGGCGCGCCCGTGCTGGCGCTCTTCGTCGATGAAGATGGGTGGCTGCCGAGGTGGCTCTGGTGGTTCCAGACGCCCGACAATCCCTGCGACGGGGACGCGGCGCACATGGAGCGGTGGCCGCGCAGGCATGAGCGGCCTTTGCAAGTGGCGCGTCATGCGTGACGGCAAGGCGGTCTCTTTTCAGATCTACTACGTCAAGCACTACCGCATCTTCTGGACTTGGAAGTGCATCAGAGCGGGTGCGGGGTACAAGATTTGGGGCACCCCGACAGGGCAGGTTTTTGGACAGCATCGGCCGTATTTCCACCCGCTCAATGGATCAGGCCGACTAGGATAGTCAGATTTAGCATTTGATCAAGAGGGGGTTGCAATGACAGTTGCAACCCCTTTTTTTACAATTGCAGAAAGTTTTTCTTTTGAGGGGTTTTATGAAAAAGTTCGACTTCCAAATTCAGGCAGGGGACGACATGAAGGTGAAAGCCTCCATCGTGGACAAGAAAGCACAGCCGGTTGACGTGAGCGCATACCGTGCAGCGATGCAGATTCGAGCGTGCGTCAATTCCCCTGATGCAATCGACACGCTTACAACTGAAAACGGGCGAATCGAAATGAACAACGGGTTTCTTGTTCTGAATTTCACAAACAAGGTAACCGAGACATTCAAAGCAGGGTCGTTTGTCTACGATCTTGAGCTCATCAGTCCTACGGACTTCATCACAAAAATTCTTGGCGGGACGGTTAAGGTGCTTGCGGAGGTGACGAAAATTGACTGACAAAGACATTTTTGCGGGCGAGGACGTTAAAGCGCTTGAAGTGACAACCGTTTTTGGCGAAAACGACGTTCAAAGCGTAACAGTCGAAACGGGCGGAGAAGTTGCTCAGGAGGTTGAAGCGCCTTACTACGCAGGCGGTGGTGGCTCCGTACCTGTCATCAGCGTTGAGGCTACAAGTCTGCCTGCGGGATCGGATGCAACGGCGACGATTACGGGCAACCCTGCAACGCCGTTGATTACGTTCGGAATCCCTCGCGGCAGCAAAGGCGACAAGGGAGACCAAGGAGAGCCCGGCAAGGACGGCACAAACGGAAAGGACGGCGCGGATGGTGTCACTCCGAACGTGAACGCAACGGCGACCGTTGATGGCTCCATAGGTACGCCTTCCGTCACCGTCACAAAGTCAGGCACAGATGACGCCCCTGTTTTCAAGTTTGCATTCAGCAACCTCAAAGGCGCACGAGGCGAACAGGGTGTTCCGGGAAAGGATGGCGCAGACGGCCAAGACGGTGCACAAGGCGCAGACGGCAGGCCGGGCGTTGATGGTGTCACTCCTTCGATCAAGGTTGCGGCCACGACTCTCGCCCCCGGCAGTGCGGCAACCGTCTCGCGCTCGGGCGACGACGCAGCTCCCACGTTCACTTTTGGAATCCCGAGAGGTGACACGGGTGCGAAGGGTGAAATCGGGAAAACGCCTGTTATATCCGTGACTGCAAAAACGCTTCCATCGGATCAAAGCGCAACTGTCGAAATTGCAGGCGCACCTGAAACACCGAACCTTACTTTCGGCATCCCGCAAGGCAAGAAGGGCGCAGGCATTACGATTCTTGGCTCCTACGCCACGATTGAGGAATTGACGCAGGCGCATCCGACGGGAAATGTTGGCGACGCCTATGTCGTCGGACTGAATCTCTACACTTGGTCGGAAACCGAACAGGGATGGAAAGATTTAGGACAGTTCAGAGGCGAGAAAGGCGAAGCAGGTGTCACGCCGAGCATTTCCGTTGAGTCCAAGACGCTCGACGCAGGGCAGCAGGCAACGGTCAGCCGAAGCGGATCGGATGCCGCTCCGACTTTCACCTTTGGCATCCCTCGCGGTACCGACGGCGCTGATGGCGCAGACGGTGCAAACGGTGCCCCCGGTAAGGATGGCATCACGCCGAACGTTTCAATCACCGTGTCGGGTCTTCCAGCGGGCCAATCGCCGACGGTGACGAAAGGCGGCACGATTGCAGAGCCGACTTTCGCAATTGGCATTCCTGCTGGCGAAAAAGGCGACCAAGGCGCACGAGGATTTCACTTCACCCCTGCCGTCGATGCGGCTGGCAATTTGTCGTGGACGAATGACGGTGGCTTGCCGAATCCCGCAACGGTCAATCTCAAAGGTGAAAGGGGCGACACTGGCGCAAATGGGGCGGACGGTCAGGATGGATCGGACGGGAAAAACGCCACGATCACGGGGGCTACGGCCACAGTTGACAATAGCGTCGGCGTTCCGTCGGTAACCGTCACGCAGGGCGGGACTGAGTTCGCGCGTTCTTTCGCTTTCGCCTTCAAGAGCCTGAAGGGTGACACGGGCGCCAAGGGTGAGACGGGCGCAGCGGGCGCCAACGCCGCAATCACGGGCGCTACGGCGACGGTCGACGCAACGACGGGAACGCCGAAGGTGACGGTGACGGCGG